CCGACCAAGTACGCAAGTACCATGGCCCAGCTGACAGACCCGGCGGAAGCCCACGACATTCTGCAAAAGGCAGTGCAGGAAGCACTTGTAGAATTGAGTGACCCCGAAATTGCGCTGGCAGCACCAGCGGGGGAGGAACCCGAAGATGAGCAGGAAGAATAAATGCCGGGGCTGTGTCTGGGGCATCCGGCTGAATGAGATCCAGCAGTTCTGCCCGTTTGGCAGCTGTGTGAAGAAAGGCGGCGGCAACAATGGCAATGATCCACCTGGAACCGCAGACTGCACAGATGTTCAGCCGGGCGCTGGGTGCGCTGAAGCCGCCCCCGAACCTGACCCTTAGTCAGTGGGCAGATAACTACCGCCGCTTGTCGGCGGAAGCATCCGCAGCACAAGGCCGCTGGAACACGGACAACGCCCCATTCCAGCGGGAAATCATGGATGCCATCGGGGATGTTCACATCCGCAAGGTGGTTGCCATGATGTGCGCCCAGTCCGGCAAGACGGACGGCCTGATCCTGAACACCATCGGGTACTACATGAGTTACTACCCGGCCCCTATCATGATCGTACAGCCTACGGTGAATCTGGGCGAGAGCTTCAGCAAGGATCGTTTGGCTACCATGATCCGGGACACTCCGGTGCTCTGGGGCCTTGTGGACAACAAGAGCCGCTACTCTGGCAACACGATCATGAAAAAGAACTTTGCCGGTGGTCAGCTCACCATCGTTGGTGCAAATGCCCCGACCGATCTTCGTGGCCGCCCCATCAAGGTGCTGCTGGCGGACGAGGTGGACGCTTACAAAGCCAGCGCCGGCAAAGAAGGCGACCCGGTCATGCTGGCCGAGCAGCGCCAAACGACCTACTGGGATTACAAGACGGTGCTGGTGTCTACGCCCACCGACAAAAACAACAGCCGCATTTTGGACGAGTTCAACGCATCCACTCAAGAGGAATGGACGGTGCCTTGCCCGAACTGCGGCTTTTATCAACCCTTCGTCTGGGACAACATGGTATTCGATAAGGAAAAGTGGCCGGAGGGTGGCGTGCAATATCGCTGTGCCGAGTGCGGCTGCCTTGACAACGAATACCGCTGGAAGAAGAACAGCCTGCAAGGCAAGTGGCGTGCAGAGCACCCGGAACGATCAGTGCGGGGCTTCCACATGAACAAGATCGGCTCCACCCTCTGCGGGTGGGACAAGATCGTAGAGGACTTTATTGCCGCCGACCTGGATGCAAAGCGCGGTGACTACGAGAAGATGCAGGTCTTTGTGAACACTGACCTGGGATTGCCGTGGGAAGAACCGGGCGAAGCGGTGGAGGCAAACAACCTGCTGGACCGACGCGAGTTCTACGAGGCCGAAGTCCCGGACGGCGTAGTGTACCTGACAGCCGGTGTCGATACGCAGGACAACCGCTTCGAGGCCGAGGTGGTGGGCTGGGGTATCGGCAGAGAAAGCTGGGGCATCCGGTACCAGCGCATCTACGGCGACCTGAAACGCGGTCAGGTATGGGCAGACCTGGACGAGTTTCTTTCTCGTACCTGGAAAAAGAAGGACGGCACAGAGCTGTCCCTGCGGTCTGTCTGCATGGACAGCGGCGGCCACTTCCCGGATCAGGTCATCCGGTTCTGCAAAGAACGTGAGGAACGGCATATCTGGGCCATCAAAGGCCGCGGCGGTATGGATGTGCCCTACCTGCGCAACCCCACGCAGAACAACCGCGTCAAGGGCGAGCTGTTCACTCTGGGCGTTGATACGGGCAAGAACCATGTCCTTGCCCGGCTGAAAGTGCTTATCAAAGGCCCGAACTACTGCCACTTCCCGGCGGCAGAAGATGCAGGGTATGACGAAAATTATTTCAAGATGCTTACTGCGGAACACAAGGTCACACGCTGGAAGTCTGGCCGCAAAGTGGAACGGTGGGAACTGAAGGACCCGGCGCAGAAACGTAACGAAGCATTTGACGTGCGGAACTACGCAACGGCTGCGCTGGAAATCAGCAACCCGCCCGGTCTGGAAATCCCCGGTGAGGATGCACAGCGCCCTGCACAGCAGCGCCAATACCGCAGAAGGAGATCGGGAGGTATCTAACCAATGCCTGTTATTTCAAAAGAGACCGCCCAGCGGCACCTTGATATGTGGCTGGAAGCCGAGGCTGCCGTATCGACAGGGCAGAGCTACCAGATCGAGCAGATGGTCTTGACCCGCGCCAGCCTGAAACAGATCCGTGAAAGCATTGCTTTCTGGGAAAAGAAAGTGGCTGAAGCGGAAGCGGAGGAAAGGGGCCGGGGCAGAAACCGGATCTATCACTTCTCCCCGCATGATGTGTAAGGACGGTGGAGCACATGGCGAATTTCCTTGATAAGGCCATTGCGGCAATCTCCCCCGAAAAGGGGTATCGCCGCGCTATGGCCCGCACGGCGCTGTCTATCATAAACAACGGCACCGGTTACGGGAACTATGGCGCTTCCCACACATCCCGCTCTATGCGGAGCTGGCACGTTGGAGGCGGCAGCGCAAAAGAGGACATCGAGGACAATCTGGAAACACTGCGCAAACGGAGCCGGGATGCTTACATGGGTATTCCGCTGGCGGCCGGCGCAATCAAGACCCTGCGCACCAATGTGGTGGGCAGCGGCCTTGTACCGACACCCCAAGTCGATGCGGATTATCTGCACCTGACCGAGGAACAGGCTGACCATTTGCAGGCGGAAATCTCCCGCGAGTTTAGCTTGTGGGCAGACAGTGCGGCTTGTGATGCAAGCGGCATGGACAACTTCTGGCGGCTGCAAACGCTGGCGTTTACCAGTTTCCTGATGAACGGTGACGTGTTTGCAGCGGTGCAGTTCAAAGAGCGCACGAACTGGCCGTATGCTTTGCAGCTTCGGTTGATCGAGGCCGACCAGGTATGCAGCCCCGACCGCACGGACAGAATGAACCCCTGCAAGGTGAACGGTGTTGATGTGCACCAGATCGTTCAGGGCGTGGAGACGGACAAGAGCGGCGCGGTCATTGCCTACTGGGTAGCCAGCAGGCACCCGCTGGCCTATGATAATCCGCTGCCCTTGACCTGGACACGGGTGGAAGCCCGTGACAAAGAAACGGGAGAACCGAACATCCTGTGCGTCACCCAGAGGGAACGCGCCGGACAGCGGCGCGGCGTTCCCCTGCTGGCACCGGTACTTCCCACGATGAAGCAGATGGGCAGATACACGGATGCAGAGTTGGCCGCGGCCATTGTGGCATCGTCCATCACGCTGTTTATCAAGCATGACAACCCGGTCAGCGGAGCACCGTTTGGTGAGGACCCGCCCGACAAGGCAGAGGACCCGAACACCCCGCCCGATGAACTGGCGATCAACCTTGCGCCGTCTGCCGTCTTTGACCTTGCGCCCGGTGAAACGCCGGACACGTTTGACCCGAAGCACCCGACCACGACATATGACGGCTTTATGTCGGCTATGTCCAACCAAGTGGCAACGGGTATCGAAGTGCCCAGCGAGGTGCTTTATAAGAAGTTCAGTTCCAACTACTCCGCAAGCCGTGGTGCTCTGAATGAGTTCTGGCGCACCTGCGGCGTGCTGCGGGATAGCTTTGCAGCGGACTTCTGCCAGCCGACCTACGAAAAGTGGTTTGCCGAAGCGGTAGCCCGTGGACGTATCCATGCACCGGGCTTCTTTGATGACCCGGCTGTTGCAAAAGCCTATATGGCCTGTAACTGGAACGGCCCGGCACGCACCAATCTGGATGCGAAGAAAGAAATCGAAGCGGCTATCCTGCGTATGGAGCAGGGCATTTCCACTGCCGAACAGGAAACGGCACAGATGACCGGCGGAAGCTGGCGGGCCAATATGCGGCAGCGCAAAAGTGAAATGGAAAAAATGAAGGAGGTAGGCTGCAATGGGCAAAGCCAATTCCCAGACGAACCCCAAGTCAACGAATAATAAGTTCTGGCAGTTCCGTAATCTGGCCGACGATGACCAGAAAGCGGAACTGCTGCTTTATGGCGATATTTCTGAGCGCAGCTGGTGGGAGGACGCAGCGACCCCGAAACGGTTTGCGGACGACCTTGCCGCCCTGGGCGATGTGAAAGAAATCACCGTATACATCAACTCCGGCGGTGGCGACGTTTTTGCGGCTCAGGCTATTGGCAATATGCTGGAACGCAATGCAGCTACCGTGACCGCCCACATTGATGGCCTGTGTGCAAGTGCAGCCACCATCGTTGCCTGCCATGCAGACAAGGTCGTGGCGGCAGCA